TATTGTAGGAAGTATTTTACCACCAAGTGATGTAACAGATTTTTCTTGTAATATTATTAATGGAGAAGCCCATCTATCTTGGGAACAAATAGCAGACCTCGATCTAGCATACTATCAAATAAGATATTCAACATTAACAAGTGGTGCTACTTGGCAGAACTCAGTATCATTAGTAGAAAAAGTATCAAGGCCAGCAACCTCTATTGTAGTACCGGCTAGAGTAGGTTCTTATTGTATTAAGGCAGTTGATAAACTAGGAAACTTCTCACTTAATGAAACTATTATTGCAACTAATGTAACATCTATTGGAAACTTTAATAATATAACAACTCAATCAGAACACCCTAATTTTACAGGAACAAAAACTAATTTAACACTAGATAGTAATTTATTAAGATTAACTGATTTAGGTTCTAATGGAACTTATGAATTTGCAAGTGTTATTGATATAGGTGCAGTTCATACATCAAGAATAACAGCTACACTTGCTCAATTTGCAGAAAACCCTAGTGAATTATTTGATTCAGAAAGTGGTGATTTTGATGACAAAACAGGTTCATTTGATGGAGATTCACCAAGTAACTCAAACGCACATTTAGAAATAGCTGTAAGAAGTGATAATAGTACATTTACAGAATTTAAAAACTTTGTAATAGGTGATTATACTGCTAGATACCTAAAATTTAGATTAGTGTTAATTTCAAGAGATGGAGTAACGACTCCAGTAATAAGTCAAGCAACTGTAACTGTTGATATGGAAGATAGAATACAATCAGGAAATGATATATTAAGTGGTGCTGGAACAAAAACTGTTGCATTTACAAATCCATATAAAACTGCTAATTATGCAGTTGGTATCACAGGACAAGGAATGGCAACAGGAGATTATTTTTTAGTAGAAAGTAAAACAATTAATGGGTTTAATGTGACTTTTAAAAACTCATCTAATACTGTAATATCAAAAACATTTGATTTTATAGCAAAAGGATTTTAATTAATGGCAAATCACGATTACGTAATAAGTAACCAAACTTTCCCAGCAACTAGGACAGATTTAAATAATGCTTTATCTGCTATTGTATCAAACAATTCATCATCATCAGAACCAAGCACTAAATATGCTTATCAATGGTGGTTTGACACTTCTTCAAATACATTAAAATTTAGAAATGCAGATAATGATGCTTGGGTTTCTTTTGCTATTTTTGATATGTCAACTGATACAGTTAATCTTGTAGATAGCACAGTTACTTTAGATTCTTTGTCATCATTATTTCACGATAGAGGTGCTTATGGTTCTTCTTCTGCACCAATTACTTATACTGTAACAGTTGGAACAAAAACAACAGCACACCCTTATAGTGGTGTAGGAAGTTCATCAGCATATTTTTTAGAGGGTTTAGAATCTCCAGCTTTTACTTTAGGTGGTGCTGATACAGCAAAACCTTATTATTATAAATTTGACCAAGCAGACGGAACAAATGCTACACACCCATTATTATTTTATTTAGATGCTGGAAAAACAACTGCTTACACAACAGGAGTTACAACAAATGGAACTCCAGGTTCATCAGGTGCATATACTCTTTTAGCAGTAGATGAATACACACCTAACATTTTATATTATCAATGTTCTTCACACGCACATATGGGAAATCATTTAAAAGTTATTTCAAGTAAATTAAATTCAAATGGTGTTGCTTTTAAAATGCCAACAGCAGACGGATCAGCAAATCAAGCTATAGTTACAAATGGTTCAGGTGTCTTATCTTTTGCTTCTATATCAGAAACTAAACCAACTATAACTTCTTCTAATTTATTTGTAGCACCAAGTTCATCTACACAAATAACTATTGCTGGAACTAATTTTGTTTCTGTTCCAATAGTTGAAGCTATTAACTCATCAACTGGTGCAATTACAAGAGCAACAGCAGTAACATTTACAAATGCAACATCATTAAATGCAACATTTACTCTTGCTTCTGCTTCATATTTTATTCGTGTTGAAAACAATGACGGAAATGCAGTAAGATCATCTTCTGCTATTTTATCTGCTTCTGCTTCACCGACTTTTAGTACATCTGCTGGTTCATTAGGAAGTGTATCTGCTGGAAGCACAGTATCTTTAGATATTGACGCTTCATCAGACTCAACAGTAGCTTTTTCAGAAACAACATCTGTTTTAACATCAAATTCTAACACACCAGCTTCTACAATGAATTTAACTTTAAACAGTAGTACAGGTGCAATAACAGGAACTGCACCAACACCAACAGGAGAGACAACTTACACGTTCACTATACGAGCAAGTGACGCAGAATCGCAGACGGCAGATAGAGAGTTTTCAATTACTGTGAGTGTTGGTATAAACAACTCAGGACAATTTGGATAAAAATATATTATGGCTAATGTAAATAAAGCACAAGTAAATGGAACAAATAGAACAAAAAGTACAATATCTTTTTGGATTAAAAGAGGGAAACTTTCATCAGATCAAAAAGTATTTCAATTTAAAGCTGGTAGTGCAGAATATTTAATGAAATTTAAAAGTAACGATCAAGTCAATGTTTATACCCATGACGGAAGTTCTTATGTTGGTAGAATAGAAACTAATAACAAATTTAGAGACCCAGCATCTTTTTATCATTTCCATATACAAGTTGATACTACAGATGGAACTTCTGCAGATAGATTTAGATTTTATGTAAATGGCGAATTACAAGATGATTTACTTAACTCAGATGTACCATCACAAAATGCAAGTTTTGATTTATCAACATCAAGTCATCATTTATATTTAGGTTCACAATCAAGTGGAGGTGATGCTTTTGATGGAACTATAACACATTTTCATTATACAGATGGTTATTCTTATGCACCAACAGTATTTGGTGAAACAGATAGCACATCAGGAATTTGGAAGCCAAAAACTGCACCAAGTGTAACTTATGGCACTAATGGAGTTTTTTTAAAATTTGAAAATAGTGGTGCTATGGGTACAGATAGTTCAGGTAACACAAACACATATACAGTTTCAGGAACACTAACTCAAAATGTAGATACACCTAGTAATAACTTTTCTACTTTAAATTTTTTAGACAGATGGTTTAACGCAACTAACAATATGGGTGATATTCTTTCACGAGGTAATAATACTTTTAATACAGGAAGTAATAGCGTTAAAGCTTTAGCAAGATCAAGTTTAGGAATGTTAAAAGGTAAATATTATTGCGAAGTTAAAATACCTAACATAGATAGAAGTTGGATAGGTATTTGTAATAGCAAGATTTACACAAGTGCAACAAATAATTTTTGGACTACAAATCTTGAAAGTGGTTTTTTTTGGTATGGTAATGGAACTGCAATTTATACTGCTAATGATGTTAGTTCCAATACCTATGGTGGTTATGCTAATGATGATATTGTTATGATGGCTTTAGATATGGATAATTACGCTTTTTATCTTGGAAAAAATGGAACTTGGTTAAATAGTGGCGACCCTACAAGTGGTAGCAGTAAAACAGGTTCAGTAACAGGATTAACAAATTTTGGAACTAATCCTTTAACTGAACACGGAGAAGTATTTTTTATGTGTGCAGATTCTTCAACTTCAGGAACTTCACAGATAGAATGGAACTTTGGTCAAGGATATTTTGGAACAACACAAGTTGCTAGTGCTGGAACTTCACCTAGTGAGGGTGGAATCTTTGAATACAATTGTCCTAGTGGATACCAAAGCTTATGTACGAAAGGTCTTAACAGCTTTTAATTAATATGATAAAAAGGAATTAACTATGGCATATGGAATAAACTCAAAAGATTATTTTAGCACACTATTATATAGTGGAAATTCAACAGCAAGATCATTAACTGGAGTTGGATTTGCCCCCTCATTCGTTTGGATTAAGGAACGAACTGCTGATTCAGACCATATGCTTTTTGACCAACCTAGAGGAGTTCAAAAATATATAAGTGCAAATCAAACTACTCAACAACAAACATCTGCTGGTATGCTAACTGCATTTGGTTCTGATGGATTTAGTTTAGGTAGTGGTAATGACACTAATGATAATGGACAAACTTATGTTGCTTGGAATTGGATAGGAAATGGTCAAGGTTCGTCTAATACAGATGGTGGTATAAACACAACATATACATCAGTTAATACTGCATCAGGTGTTTCTATATCTACATATACTGGAACTGGAAGTGCCTCAACTATTGGTCATGGATTAGGTGTTACACCAAATGTAATGCTAGCAAAACGGCTTGACTCATCAGGACAATGGGATATGTATCACTCAGGTTTATCAAATCCAAAATCAGGTTCAATAGTTCTTAACAGTTCTGATGATTTTGCTTCAGATAGTAGTATTTGGAATAACACAGACCCAACAAGTTCTTTAGTTAATATAGGAACATCATCTACTACAAATACTTCAAGTGGAACTTATGTAATGTATTGCTTTGTAGCAAAACAATCTTTTTCAGCTTTTGGTTCTTATAATGGTAATGGAAATGATGGTGATGGTACATTTGTCTATACATCTTTTAAGCCCTCACTCGTTATGATAAAATGTAGTGATACTGACGGTGAGCATTGGCATATACACGATACAAAAAGAAAACCTGGAAATAATGATTCAGGTAAATACCTTTTGGCAAATACTGCTGGTACTGAAAGCACAAGCACTTCTTATGCAGTTGAAATAGTTTCGAATGGCTTCAAAGCAAGGACAAGCAATAACAGTACAAACGGAACTTCAGGTGGAAGTGGTAGGCATTATCTGTATATCGCTTTCGCAGATGAACCCCTAGTTTCTACAAATGGTGTACCAGCTACTGCAAGATAATCACAACAGGAGATAATTATGCAATTATCAAAACATTTTAAATTAGAAGAATTTACTAAGTCAATGACAGCTATTCGTAAAGGTATTAAGAATGAAGCTGGAAGTGGTGAGATTAAAAACCTAACTGATCTTTGTTATGGAGTCTTAGAACCTGTAAGAGCAAAGTTTGATAAACCTATTATTGTAACATCAGGTTATAGATCAGAAGAACTATGCGAAGCAATCGGTAGTAAAAAAACGAGCCAACACGCAAAGGGGCAAGCGGTAGATTTTGAGATTGCTGGTGTTTCTAATTTACAAGTAGCATTATGGCTTACTAACAACGTGGACTTTGACCAACTCATTTTAGAATATTGGACGGGTGAAGCTAACTCAGGTTGGATTCATTGTAGCTTTGTTGAGGGTAGTAATAGAAAACAAGTTTTGACATTTGATGGGAAGCAATTTACTAATGGATTACCTGACGCAAAATGGTCAGATGGAAAACTACAAAACTAGGAAAAAATATGAAACTAACTAAGAAACAAAAAAAACTGCCTAAAGGTTTGCAAATGGCAATTATGAAGAAAAAGAAGAAAACTAAAAAGAGGAAATAATTATGGCTTACGGATATTCAAGACCAATGAAAAAGAAAAAGAAGAAAAAAAAGAAGAAGAAAAGATAATGGTTAAAGTAGCATCTATAAAAAATATTATTAAAGACCTTAAACCAAGACAACAAAAAACTATGAGATCACACGCAAGACATCATAGTTTAAAACATATGAGGTCTATGGCACTCGCTATGAAAAAAGGTGCTACTTTTCAATCAGCACATATTAGAGCAATGAGGTCAGTAGGAAAATGAAAAGACGTAGAGTTCCAAAAGATAAGAAAACAGATTTACCTAAAAAATATCTATCAGGACTTAAAGGTAGAAAAAGATCATCAAGAGCAAAATTATTACAATCTATGTCTAGTCTATATAAAAGAGGACAAGTTATTCCAAGATCAATGTTTAAAGCGAGAGTAAAATAATGGCAGTTAAAAGAAAACCATTATCTAAACAAGTTATTACTACACTTAGAGCAAAAGCAAAGACTAGAAAAAATATAACATTAGGTCAGTTAAAAAAGGTTTATCGTAGAGGTCAAGGTGCTTTTTTAGGTGCTGGTTCAAGACCTCGTACTTCTATGGCTAGTTGGAGTATGGGTAGAGTAAATAGTTTTTTAAGAGGTTCAAGAAAACACGACCTTGATTTAAGACGAAAAAAACGTAAAAGGTAGTTATGAAAAAGCCAACTACTACAAATGAAAAGTTTATAGAGATTGATGGTAAAATTAAATTACTACATCAAAAAATTCACATTATAGAAACGAATCATCTTAAACATATGCAAAGAGATATAGATAGAATTTTGTATCTGATTTGTGGTGTAGGTCTAGCTGTAATATCCCAATTCCTTTACATTATTTCAAATTAATAGTACAAGTAGAACTTGTATGAATCACAAAAGAATATTAGTAATTTCTGATATGCACTTGCCTTATCAACATAAGGACTCAATAAAATTTTTAAAAGAAATTAAAAAAGAATTTAGACCGGACAAGATTGTGAACATTGGCGATCTCTTAGACTTTCACGCAATATCAATGCACGACAGCAACCCTGATTTATATTCTGCTGGTATGGAACTAGATAAAGCAAAAGAATATATAAAAGTATTAGAAGATATATTTCCTGAAGTAATAGAAGTAGATAGCAACCATAGTAGTCTAGTTTATAGACGAGCATTAAAATATGGAATGTCTAAACAATTCCTAAAACCATATGGAGAGTTCTTAGGAACTAGAAAATGGAAATGGATTGATGATTTAACTCTTACTATGTCTAATGGTCAAAGATGTTTCTTTACTCACGGAAGAAGTGCAGATGTATTAAAAGTATCTCAAACTATGGGAATGAATTGTGTTCAAGGACACTATCATACTAAGTTCTTAATAAGCTATTGGGCAAATCCTGACAATTTATTCTTTGCTATGAATGTGGGTTGTCTCATCAACCAAAAAAGCATGGCTTTTTCCTACGCAAAAAACTTTAAAACAAGATTCATACTAGGTTGTGGAATAATACTAAATGGAATACCAAGACTACTTCCTATGGTTATTAATAAAAAAGGCGATTGGATTGGTAAGATAGTATGAAGAAGAAATGCTGTGGAAAGTATGCTTTAAAAGGCGAGAGAGCAACGGAGAGTGCTTTAGATAGACAAGTGGGTAGTACCAAGCACTATAAAGATTTTAAAATACAACCTATTGAATTTATAACTGCTAACAAGCTTAGTTTTATTCAAGGTAATGTTATTAAGTACATCTGTCGTTATGATAAAAAAAATGGTAAAGAAGATATAGATAAAGCAATACATTATTGCGAATTATTAAAGGAGTTATTATAATGTGGTTTAGTGCAATTAAATTAGCAGTATCTGCTGGAAGTAAAATTTATGCTAACAAGCAAAGAGCAAAAGTTGCTATGTCTGAAGCACAATTACTACACGCAGAAAAGCAAAGTCGTGGAGAAGAAGCATATCAAGGAAAACTACTTGAAGCTAGACAATCAGACTATAAGGACGAGGTAGTTTTATTTATTCTTACTTTGCCAATTTTGGTGCTGGCATATGGAGTATTCTCAAATGATGTTGAAGCAATGGCAAAGATAAATTTATTTTTTGAGCATTTTCAAAATCTTCCGAGCTGGTTCACTAACTTATGGATTCTTGTAGTGGCTAGTATTTTTGGAATTAAAGGTACACAGATATTCCGTAAAAAATAATTTAATTTAATCTAAAATATCTATATTGTGAAGTATGAGTAACGAAATAGATTTTGTAATAACTGAATTAACTGTTGAGATATTGACTAATAACAATATGGGTAGAGCAAGTTTTATCTTTATAGATCAGACTCCACATTTCCCTAAAGTAAACAATATGCTTAATCAGATAGATGAAAAGGAAGATGCTTTTGTTGGTAATTATAGCATCTCAACAACTGAGATTACTGAGAGTACAGATATATCAAGCTTAGATTTTACTACTCACTAAGCAATAGATAAACATAGAACACCATCAAAGAAAAAATAACAATATAAACTGTTGATATGGCTATAACCTTACCCCAATTTATTTTCTCTTTTTCTTTTTGATAATGACCATTGTTATCTAAGTACAGTTTTGTCATTAGCCCTCTTGTTTATTCATAAGTGTTAAATCTCTTTTTAGTTCACTTTGTTTCAGACTCGCATATCTATCAAGATTATTATAGTGCAGTTTAGCTTTAATAAGATTGCTCTCGGCATCTGCATAATGTTTTACTATATCTGTATATTCTTGATCTGTTCTAGCTTTGTGTTCTGCTTCTATTACAGTTTTAGAATCAAGTTTATACTTTAAGAAAAGTTTGCTAAATATAGCTTTACGAGCTTCATCTAAAATAATACTTTTACCCTGCCACTCTTTCCATTCTTTACTAGCTTTTTCTAATTCTAAATATACTTGCTTACTGTTTAAATGTTCAAATGTTTCTACCATATTATCACTCCTGTTATAAATCCTATTAAAAACCAAATGATCTCTTGCCTATAATACAAAGACCAAAACTCTAACTTCTCTTTTATTTTATGGGTATTCATATAAATCTTTTATTAGTTCTTCATCATCTTTTACTTTTGCTCTTAGGTCTCTAACTTCTTGCTCTAGTCTGTTTAATCTTACTCTTAACTGACCATTAATTGTTTTGTGAGATTTATTCATAGTAGTTAAACGATCTATTGTGTTTATAAGTTGTGCGTTATGCTCTTTAAATATTTCATTATTTTTATTTAAAGCTTTACATTCAAACTCTAAATCTTTTATCTTAACTTCTAAGTCTAAATTTCCTCTATGCTCTCTATCCATAAATTAAAATGGTATTTCATCATCTAAATCAGATAGCTGTGCAGTAGTTGCGTGGTCAGGTGCAGATGGTTGTGCTTGTGTCATTGGTTGTTCAGTATATCT